CTAACCGTTCCATCATCCTCCTGTTTTTCTTTGCTGCCTTCGACATGTAATTTTCCAAACTCCGTAAAGACTTTGAGCTCATCTTTTTTGAAGCCCGCCAAGGCAACTTCCAACCTCGATTCAACATTGTTTATTTCAATTATGTTATAGGGAGGGTAGTTTGAAGTAGTGTCTACTCCATCCCAGAATCGATTGAGGTAATCATCCATTCCTATGCTGTTCCTCGCAATCTTCTCCATTAGATCTGGAAGATTGGCAGCATGATATCTTGCTAAGTTAGTCATTTTAGTTCTCCTTAAATAAGCGAGTGTTTAATTTGTGTACCCGAAGCGTACACTATTATTTAAGCATGAACTATAAAAATATGCTATGGTATAAACCGATACTATAAGTACGGTTAATCCTCTTTTTTCTTACCGATGTTGTACTTACTCTCTAATGTCCAGTCTCCTTTCTCTTTATAAGCAAGGACTTTTATCTGACTTAGAGGTGCTACATCTGCTATAACTTCTTTAGCGTTAATGGATATTAATCCCCAATCGCTTAGTAACTGTACTATACGATTCCTACGTTGTACATCATTTATACTTAAGTTTGCTTTCTTTCCATCAAGAGCAAATAGTTCTTTAAAATGTACAATATAATATCTACCCTGTTTGTGAAGGATGTGACACGATTGATATAACTTCTTCTCTTTACGTGAAGCTACTCCAATACGTGTTAATGTTTCTCTAACCTTAAGGAAGTCATCGGGTTCCTTCAACCCAACTTCCACCATACTTTCGGCAGTCCATTGGACTTCTTCGATCGCATTCATTTCTTTCCTCCCATGTCATATTTGTGTCGTAAAGATTCAATTTGAGATTTGGTTAGAAGACTTAATGCGACCTTTGCTTTCTCGTTACTATATCCATAGTGTTTTTTGACCAGATCCAAGTCATCGACTTGTTCTTTCTTCAACCACGGGGAAAACCTTTTCTTTTTCCTCAAAGTATATAGGTAGAAAGAATACTGCATGTCCTTATCGGCATGAGCATTCAAATTCATTTCGTTCGCAAATAAGATACTATCAAGAGTACCAGACAGGCATCTATTAACGATGTAAGGAGGATAAGAAGATATCGCTGAAGGGTCATCATCAATGAGATTTTGCTTATTGAAGTTGACAGAGTTAAGCCAGTCTTTAAGTTCATACTTCATTGATCAAAGACGAAAGATTTCCAACACCATTATTTTTAGACTTGTTCTTTTTTCTCCATACTTTTCTACCCCTAATCTCTGACATGTTTGAAAGATGATTTCCCCATCTTAAATTTTCAACATGATTACATCTATGTCCTTTTGATCCGTGGCAGATTTCCTCACCATCCTTAGGTGGTCTCATCCAACAATCAGCGACCATCAGATGTACAGATCTTGTTGTCTGTTTTATATACTTACCATTCTCATCCTGATGAGAAATATTCACACAGTAATATTGATACTTTGGATCTTTGTTATTACCCTGTAAACCAAAAGTCATCTGGATTAATCCCCATTCATTTGGTGCACCATATGTATTGTTAACATCTCTTTTTCCTGGTGTACGATATACATCACCAGTTCTACTTACGTAGTATCTTTTAAAAGTTGGATGCTGTCTGATATAATCAGGAACTTTTATTGTCATCACCAAACCCTCACAGGACCGACGACACCAGTTTCAGAATTGTTTATTCTGTAAATCATAGTTCTCCCTTGTTTTGTATTACAGTGGATTTCACCACCTTGAATAATTGCAGTAGCAATGTCACTACCGAACGTAGAGTATGCTCCTCTACGTGTATGATATAGTTGTGCCTTACCGCTAGGCAGTACACGAACCCCCAAACTTCCCATAATTTGTTAATAATAATTCACGACGTTTGTGTTGATCCTCCATGTAAGAACCTGTGGATCTCATTGTATAAGTATGAGCAAAGTCATACTGACACCACTCTAGAAATCTTTGAATGATCTCAGGGTGGTTGTTATAACTTATCATAACATTACATAAGCATTTGTCCATAGTGTCTGCAAATGTTGCATGGTCAAATCCTCTATGCTTGTCACCTTTGTGTCCATACAGTGCATCCTTAATATCATAAGGAGGATCTGCATAGATGAATGTTAACGTTTCATCAGAAACTAATTCTTCATAGGAGACATTGGTGATCTTCCATCGTTGGATGAGTCCGCTATATTCTGGCAACCGTTCAATTCCCCGAATGGAGAAGTTTGAATTGCTGGCTGCTTTTGAGAATGAACTGCTCTCTGTAAGACCACTGAAAGAACACTTATTAATAATATAAAAAAGTACCGCTCGGTCTTTCGGGTCGGTGTTATCTTCATTTAATTGCTCCTTTGCATCTAAAAATAATTTCTTTGCAGTCTCTTCATCAGGATGAAAGTTCTTTGCTCTCATTAACTCACGATGAAGATAGTCACCATTGTCTCTTAACTGAACCCAGAAATTATACAATGGTTCATATAAATCATTAACCCAAATGGGTATCTCCTCAGGTAATCTTCTGGTCATTTCTATGGCCATGCTACCACCGCCTAGAAAGGGTTCACGATACTCTGTAATTTCTCTACTAGGCAACCACTGCAATAACTTTGGAACTGCCCTAGACTTGCCACCAGGATACCTTAGAGGTGTCTTAAGTTTCATTCTTCAACACTCTCCAATTCTTGTATAGCATCTACTGGCACTTCGTGACCATCAATATTATACCAGTGTTGTGGAATACCAATACTGTCCTTCCTAACACCTAAGTAAGAGAGATCACTAAATGAATGCTCACGCAACATTGCCTGTAATCTCCAATGTATTAGTTCAGACTTTTTCATCAGGTATCTCTAACCAAATAATGTAATCATCAGGATCCACATCCTCCCATGTAAGACCAGGTTGTGCATAATCACGGAAGTCTCCTGTTGGTGGAGGAATGATAGGTTCGTATGTACCTCTTCTAGGTCTTGGGTACTTATCAATCAATGCTTCAACTGCTGTGTCGAACCATCTATTCATGGACTTTGCCATAGCACGATATGATGAACCAACATATAGTTGTCCACCTACAACAGCAACAGTTGCTGCACCCCAGAACCAATAATAAAATCTAGATTTCATTTGTGCTCTGATCTTGTCACGTTTACTCATTAGTTTAGTCATAATCATTTGAATTCACACTCCACCATGATCTCGGTAAGAGCTGCTAATAAATTAATTTCTTGGTCAGCAACAAATGCTGATTGGTATTGATATTTGGAAATAATCAAAACCGCTTGAGGGATGCTAGTAGGTACGAGAGAATCATACAAACTATCATACACAGTTCTCAAGATTGCATTAGGATCATTGTCAAGATTACTTACAATCCATTTACGTACAATGGAAAATTCTTTCTTCTTTAACGCTGATACAAGTTCGCCAAGTCGAACCTCATTTAATACCGCCAGAATGCCAGTGTCGATAGATCCCGACGCTGAGTACCTTTGGAGTTCGTTGAGTGTTCTTCTGAAGTCTGGAAAATATTTCTGGACGACTTCAGCGACCACTGCATTATCAAACTGTACATCTTCTGAGGTAAGTATTCCACGACACCGTTCAAAAAATTGAGCAGCGAGTTGTTGTTTGTTCTTTCCTCTGACATTACAATCAATAACAGTTGTTCTAGAATGAAGTGGTTCGATAATTTTGTTCTTAAAATTACAGGTAAAAATAAACCTACAATTCTTTTGAAACTCTTCGATAGATGCACGCAATAATAACTGCACATCATGTGTGGTGTTATCTGCTTCATCTATAATGATGACCTTATGCTTAGATGATGAGGTCAACGATACAGTAGATGCAAATTGTTTAGCACTATTACGTACAGTGTCTAGAAAACGACCCTCATCTGATCCATTGATCATATAAGAATCAACTCCTATCTCATTGCATAATGCTTTTGCAATCGTAGTCTTACCAATACCTGCAGTACCACATAGGAGTAGGTTAGGAACCTCCCCCTTCTTAACAAAAGATTGGAATGTATCCTTTATATCTTTTGGTAAGATGCAATGCTCGATATGTGTTGGACGATACTTTTCGACCCAGAGAAAATCATCCTTCATACTTAGAATCAGGCTCCAATGCGATTAGATACTCAAGGTCTCTGTTTACATCTTTAAAAAGAGATGCGTTTGCTTTACTAATAACAACTCCATAATCACCAGGTAACAATTTTAGATTTTCTACTTTAAAATTAAAGGAGAATTTCTTACTTGTAATTCCTACATCAACAGCATAACTGTTAGAAGTATCATTCTTCTTGTCACGTACAACAAGTTGAATGGTGTTACCATCACCAATAACTGCTAGATCTTCAATCTGATAGATTGCTGCTGCTTTAATAACATTGGAAAGATCTTTCCATGTAACTGTAAAGCATACATCCTTACTAGGAAGTTCTACTTTGTTCTCAGGAGGAGTGACAATAGTTGATGGATCAGCAAAGAAATATCTTGATGAGTTCTTTTTGTCTTTAATAATAACATAGTTATCATTATCAAAACTAAACTCAGGATCTTCAAAGAGAGTAAGTCCAGATAAGAACTCACTCAAATCATAGATAGCAAAACTTTTTGGAAACTGTTCTTCTACTATTGCACGAGACAGAATGTTTTTTTGAATTGATAGAGTTGATAACTCTGTACCCTCCTTAAAACAAATTGATTGATTGATGTTAGAAAAATTCTTGAGGATATCAAGAGTACTTTTGGATAGTTTCATTTACTAAAATAATATAATAGTACACAATAGTGCACCGCCTTTAGAATGTCATCCTGTGGACGACCTTTTTTATCATAGCGACTAAGATACTTAATCGCATTGGATCTGCAGAATGCTTCTGCGTCTCCGATTGATTCGATGAGATCAAGGGTCTGGAAGTTGCCATTAGCATAATGCTGTGAGTAAGTACCTTCAATGTACTTCTTCGCTAGATCCAGTGTTTGATCCTCATCATACTTGCACTTCGACATAATGGGATAATCTTCATCAAGGGTTCCGTCCATGACAGAACCCGCTAAACTCCATGCATTAATCATATCAAACTTCTTTGTCAAAGTCAACATCTGCATCCACCTTGTCATATAACTCTTGGAATGCTTGCTTAGTTTCCTCATCGAAACGTGAAATACAAGTAGTAATTGCCTTAGCACGATTACCAAAGATTTGATATGCTCTGATAACGTGTACAAGTCTACGTGTACTGATGATCTCATCAATACCACCATCGTAAAATGTCTTACGGATGATGTCTGCCCAATCAACTAACTTCTTGTTGAAGTCATCGTTAGGGTTAAGAATGTCAAGGATCTTCTGCTCAGAGATAGTAGATGGATACTGTTGCTCGAAAGTGATAGGGAACCTCTCTAGGAATGCTTCGTTGAGTACGTTAGTACCTACGAACCTACCATCGTCAGAACCTTTACCCTTAGTGTTAGCAGTTGCAACAACTGTAAATCCTTGAGAAGGTTTTACAAACTTACCTATCTTCTTAAGGAAGACACCCTTACCTTCAAGGATAGATTGTAAGCATAGGATCTTGTTAGATGCTAGGTCAATCTCATCAAGTAATAGAACTGCACCTCTTTCAAGTGCTTCTACTACAGGACCATTGTGCCATACTGTGTTGCCATCAACAAGTCTGAAACCACCGATGAGATCATCCTCATCTGTTTCTATAGAGATGTTTACTCTGATGAGTTCTCTGTTTGTTTTAGCACATGCTTGTTCTACAGAGAATGTCTTACCATTACCAGATAGACCAGTAATGAATATAGGATAGAATAACTTAGAAGCAATGACTTTTTTGACATCGCTGAAGTTACCAAATGGAACGAAGTTAGTATCAGTCTCAGGTACTAAGTTACGCTCTACTGAAGGCAATACAGTAGGTGCTGCGATTGCTTTTTCGAGGATCTCTCTGCCTTCAGAAATTGTGAGGTTCCATGAACCCTTCTTCACTTGGAACTGTTTTAACTTACGTGCAACTGTAGGATATGCACAACCTTGTGCTGTTGCGAATTTCTTAACGTGTGAAGCATCTATCTCATTACCGAATTGCTCACGTAATTCATCAACGAAGTTGACGGATAGTTTTCTTTCAAAAGGCATAATAATAAAAAGGAAATCAATTTGTGTATGTATTAATAATACCAAAAAAATACCCCCTGTGAAGGGGGTATGTGACACTAATTTTTCTGTCCACTATCTCTTGATATCTGAGGGAAATGATGGTAAAGAAGGTAGTTTGTATCCATTATCATCATGTGTCTGTACTATAATGCTAGGATCTAGA